CGTTCCACTCGGGCCGTTTTCACACCAGATTCATTCTTTACAACCAAAACATGTGTACTTACCGTATGTATTCTTATTCTTCCACATGCCCGAATTCCAGCTCATAGGCTTTCGGTCATGGCATTTAGTGCATCGAGGAACGTCTTTCTCAGTCTCCCCACCGATAATATCCTTAACAATAGCCACTGCCTCGTCTACCGTAGTAGCTGGCGCAGCTTCCCTAATTGTCCAGGGGTCGTCTTCCTTAGCGATAGGTACATATTCTTTACCTGTCTGAGCCATTTTAGCCTTAGCCTCAGCTATTGCCTCTGCGGTAGCTTGCATAGTTGCTACCTTGCTCATCTCTTCGCGGCTAGGGCGTTTGCCTTTCGTTGCATAACCCGCAGTAGCGAGAGCGCGGCCAATTGCGGAAGTTTCTGCATTTTCCAGAGCAGAAGTAGCGTTAACTCCGCGACCCTGAATCGTTTCTTCTGCGAGCCCAGTAGCCCAAGGGTGTTGATCGTCCTTGCTCTTAAAGATGAAAGCCTGAACGATATAACGCGCATTACTGAAATCGAGCAGTTGAGTAAGTATTCGACCATCCGGATTATCCTCCCAGAACGATTTAGCATCTTTCTTATAGCCTAATCGCTTCTCGACTGGCTCGTAATCATCTAAATTAAAGGCTGCCACGATCGTTAATCTCCTTTAACTTCCAGCCGATACTGCGCAGTTCTCGAATAATCTGCTCATTCTGATAGATAACTACTTCAGTAAACGCATCGCGATCCATAGCGGCCTTCTTCAGGTCGTCGAGTTCATCCCACTTAAACATATAATTCGTCCTTTTCTGTAGCTAGTTCACAAGCCAGAGCCAGGTAGGCAATAGCGTCTAAATACGAGTCGATATGTAGTTTCGATTCCTGGATTCTGGAGAGCTTGATTTCGACCATCGCCAGACACGCGTCGTAATCGTTAATCTCGATTTCGAAGAGTTGGGTAAGTCGTGAAGCAATTCGACCCTGGTTAATTTTAGGATGACCGTAAACGGCTCCTCGCTGACTAATAACGTCTGTCGCAGTAAGTAGGATTTCATTAGCCTTCATCGCCCCACCTGCTCGTAATACTTACGTACGGCTTTTCGACCCTTAACGTAGCCATCGTGATAGCCAGAATAACGGCCGATAGCGAAACTACCAATACTTACCGCTAGCAATATAAGCTGCCATACAGTCATTTTTATATCTCCCTTATAGCCGTATTTCGACTACATGGAGAACGTTACATGAGCTTTAAGACATATCTCGCATATTTTGGTAACGGTTTGATAACGATTAGAAAGCACGAAACCCCAGGACTTAGGAACCTGGGGCTCGGCGGCCAACTGGCGTACGGTCTGCTGCGATAGAGCCGTAACTTCTTAGAGATAATCGCGTACTCAACCAGTCGTAATTAAAGTATATCAGAGCCTTCTACTTCGTCTACGGCATCGTCCAGGGAGCGGGTTAGATCACTTTCGCGTCCGGCCATAGACTTTTCCATCCACGATAAAAGTGCCATCCTTTTCGACATAAATAAGGTCGACCTGGACGTTCTTGTTATGCTCTTTTACAATAGCGAAGGCCTGCTGCCAATTAGGCGTAGCGACGTATTTAGCCTGTTTTAGGCTCATGGCGTGTCCGACTTCAACACCGTGTAGAACTCGCCTTAAAACGCCGTTAGAAGCCTCGCTATGGGCGCTTCTACCTGCTCTATGGGTATGCCCCATAATGACGTTTAAACCGTGTTTGCGAGCTTGTCCGAGGGCGCTCATGCCAGGGTTAGGGTTAAGGCTGCCTAAATCGCCGTGAATGGCTATCCAGCCCTTAGCGATAGGCATAGGGTCGCTCCAGTATTTAATGCCTAGCTCATCGAGCTTCATAAACTTTTCGAAGCGTAATTCTGGTAATGCCAGAAACGCCGGAATCTTCTTCATAATGACCTTATAGAGCCTATCCGTATGGTTACTACGGATCATATGGGCTTCCTTCGTATATTCAGTCAACTTCCATAATACGTCGACTGTACGATCTCTATCATCTGCCAGGGTCTGCTCGTACCAGCCTGGAGTATTCTCATGCCAGCGGCTAATTTGGGGTAGGTCGATTTCATCCCCAATCGTTAGTACGGCATCTGGTCGGTAGGCTTTAATAAATAAGGCTAAGTTATTGACTAGGTGAGCATCTTCATATGGACACTGTAAGTCTGGGATAACTACCGTTCTTTTCATTAGTCCTCGTCGTCGTCCTCATAGGGGATATTGTCGATTCGATTAGGCAGGTTAGGAATAATCCAATCAGGAAAGGATTCACGATCTGAGATAAGCCAAAATATATGCTTTTCTGAGAAACCAGCGCGTTTAAGTGACTTGTAATACTCATTAAGCGCTATTGCATAAGCATCTAATGCAGAGTAAGTATCGAGGTCGATTACTGGTCGCTTCCTTGCCATGACTTTATTCTCCCTTAGTTAGCAGCATTTCGTAGATTTTATCTACGCGTGTCTCCAAACGATTAACCTGGTCTTTTATGGAAGAGCCGCTATTCGGCTTCAGCTCCGCCAAATAATGAAGAACTACGAAGCGTAGAAGAGCAGCTACACCAGTCAGCACCGTCACGATCGCTACTGCAATAGCAGCGTAGTCGGTCAGACTCACTTCTTCTTGTCGATGGCATCTACTGCAGCCTCGATAGCATCTACTGCTACATCGGCGATAGCCTTCTTAGCGCGGTATGACTTAATAGCGGCACGAATAGCAGGAAGCGCCATAATGCCTAAACTAGCGACGATTAGAGTTTTCATTATTTACCTCCGAGTAAAGGGATATTAAAGTAGCTGCCATCTTCATCGCCCTTTTTAGTGAACGAAATATGGCAGTGATGGTTATGCTTATTGCTCCCTGTGTACTTCCTCCAGCGCCAGTTAAGGCGGGATGATGCGATTCGGCCATCGAAGATAACGTACGCGATACGCTTCTCTCCAGACTTTCCAGCGAGACGAATCTGATCTGCCAGGTCTGGCATAATATCCGGTTTCGGCTTACCTGATAGGTCACGGTCGACGTCAATGGCACGTACCCATCCATTATCATCGGGATTATGGTCGCTAGGACGCGCTGCGTGGCGTGTATCCCCGATCCATCCATCCGAAGTTCTATCTCTATCAGGGAAGGCATCGTCTACCTGTTCTCTGAGCTGCTTTCCGGCAGCACATAGTTTAGGCTTCATTATGCAGTAATGGCCAAAAGTTCAGCTTCGCGAGCCGCTTGCAGATTCTTATATTCTGTAAGTTCTTCAGCGGTCATATCACGATCTATAACTTCGCCTGTTTCTGCGTTATATTCTCTTACAGTAACCTTATTAGCAGCCATAGATTTTTACCGTCCCTTGTGACCATGTAGAAGTTGTGCCGATTTTGATAGAGCTAATAGCGCTGGTTGAGTTAAAAGCGCCGCTTCCCTGGATAAGTTCCTTTTGGCTTGAATTGTTCTGGAACTCAGTCATTACGTTAAACATCTTACGAGACGAAGTATTAGAGTAAGCAGGCAATTTGAGAACGAAAGCATTATTATTATCTGCCGCTGCGCAGGTTCCATAAGTCCAGTAAACCTGAGCGTCGCTTCCTACAGTGATATTTGTTGTCGAATCCTGCGCTACGAATAAATAGCGATGGTGAGCGTTAGCGGTAGCATCTGCGTTTAATTGAAAATATAATGACGACGCGCTGGCAGTGTAATAATCCTCAATAACTACCATTAACTCGCTATAACTCTGGCTAATTGTGTTGACAGTAGTAGACGCACCGCTGAGGCTAGTAGTGCTTAATAAAGTCCAACCAGCAGTAGCTGCAGGGCTGGCCCATTTAATTCCAGTAGCGGCCGTAGAATCTGCAGTTAAAACTTGACCATTTGTACCTACTGCAAGGCGAGCAGGTGTATCCGCTGCAGTGGCTGCAATAATGTCGCCTTTAGCGTCGACGATAGCGTTCTGGATAGCGTTAGAATCATCTTGTGCTACCCAGGTAAAGTCTAGGTCAGTACCTGAAGCCTTAGATAAAACCTGGCCAGTCGTGCCGCCCTTTAGATCGACGAAAGAACTATCTACGCCGTTAAGCGAGGTACGAATCGCCGCCGCACCATCTTTAACTAGATCTGTATCGTCCGGGGTTTCCCAGCCGAAGTTAGTAGTCGTTGCCATTTATATCTCCTTTAGGCCACTATTGTAGCGTTTAGCCAGTCCAAACTGGCGCTAATTGTATTCCAGGTTTCAGCTGCGCTTACGTCATCCCACTTCATCGACTGAAGACTGAAAGCCGTAGGCGAAACGTTAAGGGTAATATCTAGGCGGTTATACCCAGCCTGGAACTTCCAGCCCTCGACGAATCCTTGAAAGCGACCATTAACCATATTTCCGGGTAGGTCTGTAATATCGAGCGGTAAGCCCATAAATACGTTAAGCAAGGCATCGCGATCTGTATCATCGATTTCTGGATTACCCAGCGAAAAGGTAATAGAGTCGAACACGTCCTGAGGATAGGCGCGGATACCTAGATAGAAATTAGCCTGAGCGGTTGCGTCTGCCGTGTGTTCCAAAGTAGTAGTAATCTCCTGGCCTTGTGGCCCATAAGTATCTACTGAGGTTTGGTCTGTCGCGCTTACTTGTGCATTAGCCTTATATTTAATCGTTACCTGGTTGCGAAGATCTCCAATACGTCGAATAGTACGAATACCCTTAGATAGTGCAGTATTACCCGAAAGTGAGGTATAGCCGTTATCTGCTAGGTAAGAGCTTCTATGTGTTGAATCTGCGTAGCCGATACGACCCTGAGCATCTTCGTAAAGATAGCCTAAGCCGGAGGTAGCGAGTGCAGATACAAGGCTATAAACGTCAGTAGTATTAGCAGAGCGAGCCGTAAGTTCATAGTTTCCCGGAGTGTCGATAGAGCCCAGTCCTGAGTTCTCAGCGTTAGCCCAGGTAGTCGTAGGATCATAATCAGCCCAGGTAAGAGCCGCTGGTACTTCGTTCCACGTACTAAATAGGGTTTGGCTAAGAATTGTGTAAATCTGATTACCGTCGAAGTCTTTAGATAACGCTCCTTCGATAATAGTTTTAGGCAGTTTAGATAAGGCTCCGAGTGCCGTAATGCTGATTACTTCGTTAATCTGACCAGGAGCAGAAGAGATAACCTCTACTGTGCGGTCGGTCACATTTCCACCGAATAGGTTTACATAGGTTCCGGTCGAGTCTTTAACCTTAATAGTAATTGAGTCATTTACGTCAAACTCGATAGGCGTTAGATCTAAGTTAATAATCTGCAGGTTTGCATATCCGGCACGAGGCTGGCTATAAATATCTGTACGCCCCGAAGAGATGCTGAGATTAGCAAGGGTTAGATTTGTATAGTCGCCATAGCCGTTAATGCTAATAGCCCACTCTGGAGTCCAGTTACTCATTAGTAGGAGAACGCCCCTGCCCCTGAGCCTCCTCGACCAGTTGCCCGGTTAAGGATATCTACGATCTGGCGAGCAGTTCCTTCTGGGTCGATAGCTCCGTTAACTGTGACGTTAATAGTAGCTCCACCGCCACCCATAGCAGTATTAGGAATGATAGAACCGCTTGTAGAAGGCTTAAATAGTTCTGGGCCTTTCTCTCCTACCAGGTAGGTAGTGCCAGCCGCTACAGGGCCACCAGAAGCTCGACCGCCACCGAAGACGTTATCTGCTATTCCAGTAATTCCCTTTACAAGAGGGTTATTTCGTACAAGGTTAATAATTTCTTTAATGCCATTTACTACGCTAGTAATAAGTCCTACTAGGGTGGAAAAACTCTGAATAGCTGCGCTTATAAAGAAACCTAGAACCTTGAAAGAGTCACCGAGACTTTTACCAATTATCGGAGCCAGTACGTCGCGGCTGAAAGTTGCTACTGCCTTGAAAAGAGTAAAGAGCGGCCTTAACTTTTCTTCGTTGTCCTTGATAGTAGTAGCTACCTGGTCAAAAGCGCTAAAGAGAGCCGTAACTACTGGTACGAGTATGGTTTTAATAGTAGGGATAATAAACTCATTAAGAAAGTTCCACATCTCTTTAAAGGCTGGAACCAGGGTATCTTTTACGAAGGTAGAAACGTCTGCCATGATCGGCTTTAAGTTCTTGCCTAGCTCATCTGCAAACTCAGAGATTCTAGGAATAACGTCATTTACTAGGCCAGATACGAGTGGAGTAATAGCGTCGAGAATGAAGGCTCCGACTGTCTCCTTACCTTCATCGAAGGCGACCTGGAGGCGTTGCATCTTGCCCTGGAAGGTATCCGCCTGGGTTGCAGCCTGACCGCCAAAAGTTTCAGCCAATTTAGCAGTAATCTGCTCCATCGACATAGTTTTAAGTTCTGCAGCAGAAAGTCCGATACCGAGCTTTACAAGGGCTCCAGTATTGCCTTCGGCGGCCTTAGCCATGGCATTAGTGACTGCCTCTAATGATTTACCAGAACCAGCAGATACATCTAGAGCGATAGCCTGGAGTCGCTGGGCTTCCTTAACGTCATTAGTAGCAGTTACAAGGCGCTGCAAGGATGGACGAAGCTGATCGTCTGTAACTCCAGTAGCGAGAGTAGTCTTAGTTATGTAATTTTCTGTGGCTGCGATTTCTGCATCTGTCGCGCCTGTAACGTTCCTTAGGGCAGTAGCAAGGCGTAACTGAGCCGCCTCATCTTCGATAGCAGACTTAACGCCATCTATGGCTAACTTGCCTGCATAGGCTACGGCAGCAGCTCCGGCAGCAGCGAAGGCTGCACCTGCTACCTTTCCAAACTTGCCTAACTTCTCGCCGAAACCTGCCACCTCATTATCGGCAGTTCCTAGCTTCTTCTTTAGATCGTCAACATCGGCAAGGATGGAGAGTTTAAGGGTTCTATTCCCTGCCATTAGTCATACTCCTTCAAGATGCGGTCGAAAGCGGCTTCCCACTTAGCGATAAGTTCTGGCTGAATACGGCGAAGGGTTGGATAGATGAAATAGCCAGCATTTCCTCTGCCCTTTACTGGTGTTCTATTAGGGAACTGCTTATAGCGATTAGAGCCGAACTCCATACCGTATAAGAGATCTAAAGTAGAACCTCCACCTGAAAACTTCTGGCGAGCGAATCCATAAGAGAACTCACCGACCTTAGAAGTCTTGCTTACCTTTACGCCTGAGGCAATTCGCTGGGCTGCCGTACCAGAAACGGTACGAGTGCCTGCTGCCTGCTTAATCTCAGCTGCTGCATATTCAGCGAGGGCGGAGGATTCCCTTTTAGCCTCCTCCACCGCCGCTGCGTCCATAGCCTTAAAGGCCTGAATAATGGCTCGCATATCACCCTTATCATAGGTGATAGCGTCACTTGCCATTACGTGCCTCCAGTATTTCTATAGCCGTTAATATGTCTTCTGCAGTTCTCCACTCGCTCATAGGGATTTGGGTAGCTATTGCTAGCTCGACCAGTAAGCGCCCTATGCTTCCGCGCTTATGGCTTTTGGGCTATCAGTACCTACTTCGATATCGACTACTGACTCCATCCAGATCTCCAGCGCTTTAACTGGCTTTCCGGCGGCTTCACGCTTCATCGCGCTATGCGCTACGAAGAGAATATCCCACATACCAGCGAAGGCTGAGATATCTTTCTTAGTTGCCATTTCCCATTTAGCGAAATCAGGTGGATAGGCCACATAGGTAGCCTCATCCCCTGATACGTATTTAATTGTGATTTCTTTTTTCATTGTTTGCCCCCGATCTCAGTTTTTAGCTGAAGGTTTCTGTAGGTGTTCCTACGACTGTAAGAGTCCATGAATCGGTCTGAGCTGATGGTGCTGCTCCACCGACTGATGGAAATACTGGCAATACGTTACAAGCGAATATTGCGCCTGTAACTGCAGTTAATGATACCGCTAGAGTTGTGTTTGGTGCTGATTCAGCAGCAGTCCACATAGCTTCGAATAGTGAGCCTGAAGCGCCCCAGTCTGCGAGAAGCTCGATAGCAAGCTCCCACTGATCGTCCGTGTGCTTGTAGGCCTTTCCATCGAGTGTCTGAAAAACGTCGATGGTAGGTGTGTTTGTGAGTGTGACGCTAGTAGCCTGGGCATCGTACGCAGTAGTAGCGATGGTTAGGGTCAGGTCGCGCCCCGTAATAACGGTTGTTGCCATTTTGGGTTCTCCTTAGTTTGTTTGCGTGTAGTGGGTACTCACGCGAATATCTGCGACCAGCAGAGTGCTAGCGCCTACTTGTGTAACTGTTGGCCTTTCGACCGTTGAAACCTCATACCCTACTGGGATGCGGGTTACAACACTTGTTATTAGCTGCTCCAGGTTATCCTGGCTCGCTGGGTTGCTATTGTAAGCAACTGCGCACGTAATCGAATAATTCAATTTAGCCCGGAAAGTCTGCTTACCAATAGTATCGAACTCCATGTAAGGAGAATCTGGAACTACCATAACGGCAGGTACTGGAACGCTCTCTGGAACGTAACTAAAGATATTGGCGGTGACTCCAGCGAGTGCTTCAGCTAGTGGAGTGCGAACTGCAGATAAGATCGTAGAAGCGGTCACTGAGCGATACTTTCTACATCTACGTAGCCACCTAGAAGGCCTGCTACGCGGTTATACAAGCTGCGACCCATACGGTAAGGGCTAGGAGCGAAGTCCACGCCTTCTATCTGTCCACCAGGAGCCGTACGTGACTGGAATACCTCGACGGAAACTACGAGGATGGCAGATTCTACTGCTGATACTCCTACATAAGTAGAAGCTCCGGATAGCGTAGCAGAACCTGCTGGGATTACGTTCTTTTCGATAATGTCTGCATTAGTAATATCTGCAGTAAAGGTATATTCGGTTTCGCCTGCTAAAACTGTGCGAGTACCGTTAAAGGGAGTTCCGCAACCAGCGATAACTACGCTCTGGCCTTCTGTGAACTCATGGATAAGAGTAGTAGTAAAGGTAGCGACGTTATCAGTCAGCGATACCTTAGAGATAGGAGAAGAATAAGTCTGGAGCAGTGGCAAAATTACCTGCTCGCTAGTGTCAATAATATCTGCTAGATAAGTATCATCGTAGAGAGCAGAAGAGACGCCTAACACTGATCGCAACTGGGCGACGGTAATTATGGATGGCATTTCTTTCTGCTTTCTATGATGGGTGGGGAGCGACCGGGAGCAGCCGCCCCCCACGATTAAGGGGTTACGCTACGTTTAGCTTACGGAACGCTGCTGGGTAGCGGTTAACTACTGCTGCATAGCCGTAAAGGCCGATTTCGAGCTGACCATTTGCGACGACGTTCGCGCGGAGCTGGATTTGGCCGCTCTCATGGAATCGCATCGCGTTTGATGGGTAGACGAGTGCGTGCTTAGCGTTTGCATCGTCACCTGTGTAGTTAGGATCTACTACGAGGTTAAGTCCTGCAACTGTACCTGAAGTTGAACCCTGAGCGACAAGGCCGTTAGCGTTCTGTGGAGCTGCTGCTGCATAGAGTGGGCGACCTGTTGAGTCTACTGCGCCGAGAAGTCCAGCGAAGTCGATTCCGTCTTCTCCGCCTGTGTTAGCGACGAGCAAACGGTTTGGAGTCATGCGCATTACGCCGAATGAATCAGCAATACCAAGAGCGATAGCCTTGTAAATTGTTGATGATGAAGACTGTGTAGCGTTCTGTGCAGCGATTTGTGCAGCATAAGCATCTGTCTTCTGTGCGTAAGATGCAGCGAGTTCACGGATATAGAGATCCAAGAAGCTAGGGTCTGAGCGGTCTACGAGTTCAACATCGAGGACGCCAGCGCCCGCGAACTTGACTACAGAATCTTCCTGGAAGGTTACTGCAGTATCTTGTGATGCAAACTCTGCACCTTCAGCAGTCAAGCCTACGATAGCCTGTGCGCCGAGCTTAGGTGTGAAAATCTTCATGCCTGAAGCTGGAAGAGCTGCGCGCTCGATTGAGTCGATGAATGGACGTGATGCGTCGATAATTCCGATTACATCGCGGAGGTATGTAGGTGGAACCATACCTGTATTCTCTGCCACTGTTGCGACTGAGAGAGCTGCAACTAGATCGCGAGCGTCTGCGTCGCCGCGTGATGCTGCGAGCTGAGCCTTAGCGAACTGACCTGCAGTTACGTTTGTGTTTACACGTGGAGCAGTTGTGTATGATGGTGCTGACTGAGCAGCCTGCACTGGTGCAGGTGTTGCTGCTGCTTCTACCGCTTCAGTTGCGACGGCAGGAGCTGGAACGGTAGTGTCGGACACTGGTTCTCCTTCGTTATTGTTATTCTCTGAATCGGTTGACTCAGAAACCTGTTCTGGTGACTCTGAAGCCGCTACGGAAGCGACTCTTGCAGAATCTATGGCTGGATCTGTTACAAGGCTGACCTCGACGAGCTTAGCGGCCTTAATAACCATTACGCCGTCCTTGTTATCCCATGCGTCGACCTTAACGCCTACTGAGAAGCCATCGCGGAGGCCTGTAGAGGCTTCTACGAGTGCATCTTCGCCAGCGCTTGTCTTAGCGACATGAAAAGTAGCGTCTACGCCTTCGTCTGTAATTTCGTATGACTTTAAAGTTCCGATAGGACGAGTACGCTCATGCTCTAGGAGAAGTTTAGTCTTACGACCAAACTCGATAGAACGTGGCTCGAAAATAGTAGCGCCAGCAGAAGTAAAGCCCTGCTCGCCCCAGGTAACTACGCGGCCAGTAATCTCACGTGTAGCAGCATTAGCGGCTACGACGTTCATAGAGAAGTTAATTTCCATTGTTGATTAGATCCTCTTCTTCCTGGATTTGTTCTACTGACATAGCGCCGATACGGTTTAAGATTTCGTAAACCTGTGCGCGTTGCAGTGGGTCGCCACGTAGGAAGTCGTCTAGGTCATGGCGAATAACTGTTCCAGCTGGTACGAAGTCCTGCTGAGATAGGCGCTGCTCGATAGCGATTAGAACCGGACGAAGCGAGAAGTCTACGAGAGCCTTGCGTTCTCCGATTGAGTTGGAGTAAGTCATAGAAGTAGTTTCAGCAGATAAGAAGTAAGCCGGGATGCCTGCTGCGCGGGCTAATTCTAGCGCTACGTACTGGCGGGCTTGTGTGAGCTGCAAGCGCTCCGGGTCGATACCGAGAATCTGGAGATCTACATCTGCGTTAAGGAAAGCCGTAGTATTTTCCTGGCGTGACTTAGTAAAAGCGTTAACGAGTGCGCGGATTCGCTCACCAGTTAGCATCGCACCAGTAGACTTTAGCGCCATAGATGGGACTGGGTTCTTAGCGTAGTTCTCAGCTGCGCGTTCTAGCCAGATAGCGGCTCGAACTGTGCGACCTGCGCGATTAAAGAAACCTTCATCGAGTCCTGGGAAGTAAATAATAGAACCGACTCCTGAGAGTGGAACTTTCTGACCGTCGACCATGTAGCCGATAATTTCCGTAAAGTTATTATTATATTCTGGAGTTACGCGACCATAAGCAATATATGACCAGTCCTGAATACGGCCATCTGCATAAAGTGAGTTAATCATTCCATAGCCAGCGCCACGTGACCAGATATCGAAAGCAAGCCATGAGTAAGTAACTGCTCCTGGTACTCGCTGATCTGGTTGGTTAATGCAGCGATTAGGCTCTAAGTGTTGGCCTGTATTTTTTACGTACAATTCTTTAGGAAGCGAAGCGACTGTCGAGCAGATTATGCCCTTAGCGCGAGCGACTGAAGGGACGGACATAGCCTCTTGTGGATTGGCGATAGCCGTCGCACCGTAAACCATACCAGCGCCGTAAATATCGAAGGTTCCGAGTCCTGCAGCTACATCGACTGTAGGAGCTGGAGCGGATGCTTTAAAAATATCTAAGATTCCCATTATCGGAGAATTATACAGTAATCTACGTCACCCTGCATAAATATCTACATCTGGCTCCTGGCGTGTTGCGAAGTGGCAAACCATAGCCATTCCGACTGCCGCGCAGATTGTGGCGTTCGAGACTTTACGACCTAAATACCATCCGCCATCCTTAAAGGGAAGTTTAACCGCTGATAATACCTGGCGGTTCATTTCCTCTTGGTCGGCATGATGAAGTCTCCCGGAACTGATCGCGGAAAGCATTTCGTCGCAAGCCTGACCATAAGTGAGGCCGTCGATAGGCGTAGTAGGAATACCCGCAGGCTGAAGAAGCGCAGCAACTGCTCCGGCAGTCTGCCTAGAATAAGCCACTGTCTGCGTAGGAAACTTTCGGAACCATGTAGCAAGGCC